TCATATGATATTCGCTAATTCTAACCTGATAAGTAGGAATAGAGAATAAGTAGTTGTTGAATAGCGAATAAGTGGGTTATTGAGTATAAGTAGTGCGTAAATGAAGAATAAGTAACCAAGATTCAAAGCTCAGCTTTCAAATACTTAATTATTTTTCCGAAAATTGAATTGAATTTATTCAACAATAATAGTATCATTATTACCTCACACACACACATTCAAAATGTCTATCACTCAAACACAAACACAAAATCAAAAACTCAAAACGACACTCGGCGAACTTTCATATCAAATCGTTGAACCAATCTTAAAAAAAAACCAAGACCTCAAAGCAGAAGTCAAACGACTAAAAAATAAAGTAAATCGTATGGTGAAACATCACTACGAATTATGCGCTACGGCACAAGACGAAATCAAAGAACTTCGTAGATGGAAAGATGCTTTTGACGATGGAACAAGATTTACTTGTGCGGATTGTAAATGTAATTGTGGTAGGTTACAAGAAAGAGGAGTGGAAGATTTTATTGAACTCAACTATGACGGCGATGAAATATGTGGAGATTGTGCTTTTGATATTGTGATGGACAAAGATGAGATACAGCAAAAGTATTTTGGTGTGATGGAAGAGATGGTCAAAAGAATGCGTTGGAGAGTTCGCTATTAAAACCTTCAAATGTCTAAATGACTAAATGACTAATGATTTTCAACTCATAATAAATAAAAATGGAGAGATAATAAATTTTTGTTGGCCAAGATTCAAAGCTCAGCTTTCAAGGAAAATTGAATTGATTCAAAACTGACTAATGATGACCAAAACACCAAACACTCACCTTAAATAAAATGAACTCACTCAAAACACTTCACGCACTCAACCTTGTCGTCAATCACGACACTTGCCCGCAGATGAAAAAGTTAGTTCTTGAAAACGCCCAAATGAAAAAAGAGATGGAACAAATGCTTACGCACAGCAAACTTATGGAAGATGGATACAATCGTTATAGGAATCTTATTAGAGCACATATTTTAGGAGGTAATGACTTCTATATAGCAACCAACGAAGATGACGAAGAAGACGAATTTACTCAGTATGAGAACTAACAAACCAAGATTCACCGACGAAAAAAGCTCAGCTCTTTTTTGACGGAAAATTGAATTGATTCTATCCTGACTAATGATGACCAAAACACCAAACACTCACCTCAAAAATGACTAACTCAATCAGCAAATTCTATCAAACTAACCAACAACTATGGTCAAGATGGTGTGAGGAGTATGCTAAAAATCTCACCGGAAACGACAAGAATGAATGGATAAAAAGACAAAAACAAATGGCCACCAGAAGTCCATATGATTCAGCAAAATATAATGATGATGAAATCACATCATCATTATATATGGATATAATGATGATGTGATTAAATGACTAATGATTTTCAACTCATAATAAATAAAAATGGAGAGATAATAAATTTTTGTTTGATAGAGAGTGTCTATTGAAAGAATAATTGAAGTGAATTAATCCTAACTTATGATTGGTATATAACACAACAACAATAATAATGACTAACTCAATCAGCAAATTCTATCAAACTCAACAACAACTATGGTCAAGATGGTGTGAGGAGTATTCTATCAATCTCACCGGAAAAGAAAAGAATAGGTTGTCGTCTATTCATTATCCAGTTATGGAAAGTATGATTTCAAATTGGAAAAATGATTGGGAGAAAAACCAAGATTCATATAGCTCAGCTCTAATAAATAAAATATAAAATTGAATTGAATATTCAACAAACTAATGTTAGTAATAATAAAATAAAAGATAAGATGGCTTCATTAACGACACCTACCCCTTTTGAAAGAACCCAAAATGTAACTCGCTACGATTTAAATAATACTGGGGTTCAAATATCTGCGACCCCTTTAACTAATGTCTTCGCCCATATGGAAACTTTTGGTGCTGGAGCAAATGAAGAAACTATGATGACTGATATATATGAAAGTATAATTTTAGATATAAAAAATGGTAATTGTTTGCCGAAGGAGGCAGTCAAGAGATATAATAATAATGCCCGATTTGTTTCTCGTCCGTTGTGTGATGATTATATACGAAAACAATTTGTATATTGGAGAAAAAAATATCGCACAAGAGTGAGAAGAGAAAGAGAAGAAATGGTTCAATACCAAATTAACCAAGAAAATGAAACCGCAAGACAGGTTAGAGAACAATCTACCGGTGACTTCAGGAGTGTTCCACCTCCCACAAGCCAACGAAATATTCCACAAACGAGAGATGTTCCACCTGTTCCTGGATATACACCCGAAGTTAGAGAAGGTGAAACCAAAGAGAGAGAAATGCCCTGTTGTTATGATGCTGTCTGTATGAATATTGCTGATTTAGATTTTGATATACCTTTGATATGGCCAGTTGTAAATGTCTAAATGACTAAATGACTAATGATTTTCAACTCATAATAAATAAAAAATGGAGAGATAATTAATTTTTTATTTGATTTACTTTTAAAAAAGTTAGACATTTAGACATTTAGACATTTAGATATTAAGATTTATAATGATTATCCTTACGACTTGTCCCGTGAATATAAACCAACATATTTTCTTGTGCCTTTTGTCTTGTTGATAATTTATCCCAACAACCAGTTCCACAAAAACCCATATATGCTTTTATATAATGTTCCATTTTTTTTGATTCTTTATAATGTCTTTGTTCTTCGTATTTTTTATCGCAACTTCTACAGAGGTGATATTCCATTTTATATATATGAATATTATTATTTTTTCAACCAAGATTCATAGAGCTGAGCTGTTTCAAAACTTTTTTAAAAAATTGAACTAAAAATAATACTTTTAATGATAGACAATAAACACAATAATCAACAATCATAATGTCTTCAACATCAAAAACTTGCCCATTAACCCAATTTACAACTGATACTGGTAAAACATTATGTATGTCGGCCGGAGATATAATTGCTTGGGAAGGCATCAACAAAAAACAAATCTACGAACTAATTAATTTTCAAACTGATGACCAACAGGTAAGTGGAGAATTTCATTCTTGGTGTGTTCATAAAAAAAGTAAAAAATTATTAGATGATTATACCGACCCTACAACCAAAACAGGTAGTATTGTTAAAGAAATAATGGTTCTTCATAATTGTGATGAACTTGAATATGTTGAATTTGAAAAAACCCCCAAATTCTTAGAGACCTTATTAGCAAGAGAAAATGTAAGATATAAAAATTATGAATGGTATGGTAAATATAAAAATGCTCAAGATTGGACTTCTGGTGGATTTTGTTTTCAAAGAGCACATAATAAACATAAATCCAATAAAAATTGGAAAGTTAAATTTGGTGAAGTTTGGATGAAAAATAGTAAAACTGGTTTAAGATTAAATATTGAAGGTGCTAATGACCAGATTATTAATAGACATATAGGATTACTTCAAAATAAAGTTGGTCGTGGATTAATGAGTAAAGTAACAGCAAAAAGATTAGCGGGATTCTTTATGAGTCATAGTCAGCATTTACTTAATGCTGTTATTGATAGTTGGCCAACAGATTACCATAATAAGAGACAAAGAGATAAAATAAGAAAAGTTAAAGGAAAAGCGAGAGGCAAAAAAGTGAGGGAGGGTGGTAAATTATATAAGTAAATGCCTATTTGTCTAATTGCCTATTGAATATAAAAATTAAATGTATAATATTTTTTTATTTAACTATAGTATAATGTCTCGTTCTAAGAAAAGTGATTTAGCACAAATGGTAGGTATTTCGGCGGCCGAAAGTCAATCTCAAAGAGTTGAAACCCGTCTTATTGAACCCCGTTCTTTTTCCCAATCTCAAGCCACATTTGAACTTCCTCAGGAAGGTATTTTAAGTGATGATATTGCCCTACAACTTCAACTTACTACTACTCAAAGTGATGTTCCTGGTAATGCGAGAAACGATTTACCTCTTGCCGCCGGTATTTTAGGGTGTTTAGATAGAGTTGAAATGTTCTTTGGAACTACTCTTATTAATGCTGTTGAAAATTGCCCACATCTTCTCCAAATGAAAAATTGTCTTATTGACCAAGATATTCGTGACCAAACTCATAATGTTTATCTCGGTTCTTTTACTGGCTTAAAAGCCGCCAAGGGGGTTGGAGCTAATGCTTGGGGAAAACTTGCTCTTAATTCTATTGATACTATTACTACTGCTGGAACTAAAGCATCTCAGGGTATTCTCGGTCTTGTTCAAAATACTGCTACTGCTACTAATAAATTAGACCACTTTCGCACTACAGCAACCGAAACTACTACTCCATTTTGGACAATAAAACTTAAAGATATTTTCCCAATACTTTCTCAAATTCCACTCCCTTTGTTCGCACTTAAAGAGCGTGTTAGATTTGTATTTCATTTCTCTCCAGATTTAGCAGGTAATAGATGTGTTGCTGGAAATACTGCTACTGATGGCCTTGCTACTCCTTTCACTACTGGTAATACTATTCTTCAATCTTCTTGTAAATTATCTACTGACTTAATCTACTATGAAGACCAAGTAGGTGTCCCATCTCCTATGCTTAGAATTCAACAGGAATTAGAGAGAGGTGTTTCTCTTGTTATGACTGATTATGTTAATGTTATTTCTTCTATGCCTGCTAAAGTTGTTGCTGTAGGTCAATCTGCCGAACAACCCCTTTCTGTCCTTCTTGGTTTAGACCATCAAATTGTTCGTAATATTCTATGTGCTATTGCTCCTAATCCTAATTTTGGTGCTGTTCCTACTACACCCGCTAATCGTCTTCTTGGTAATTATTTGAGTAAAGCATCTCAAGTAGGCACTACATTACAGGTTAGTATTAATAATGAAAATATCTTCCCTTCTCCTCTTAATACCACTTCTAAACTTTATAATGAATTTTCTCAAGTTCAAGATGTCCCACTTAAAGTAAATAGAGGTTTATATTCTGCTGATGGACAAACTCTTATCACAGGTGCTAATGTTAATGACTTAGATGTTAATCAATCTACCTTTGATGCCGGTCTCTTCTTTCACGGCGTTCCCCAAGATGAATTGAATTTTACTATGAATTATATTGGTGTTAATCTTTCTAAGGATGCTGGTATGAATTATGTTGGTAATGGAACTCAAATCGGCAGACAACCGGTCATTCTAACTATTAACCGCACCAGAACTAACCAAGACCAAGCACAACTTAGAGTTCTTATCTGGGCAGAAGTGGAGAGAATGATGATGATTAAATCTGGTAATATCTTTATGTCTGGACAATAGGTCTAAATGTCTAAATGTCTAAATTTATTCACAAAATAATATATTATTTTTAACATATTATTTTTATTCTCAATCCATTTTACTTTCTAATTTTTTAGACATTTAGACATTTAGACATTAAGACATATTATTCCTTCTCTTCCTTTGTTCCACTACCTACTCCAGGTGGTTTTGGTGGTTTCTCTGTAGGTTCGCGACTTCTTTGAGCTACTCTTGGGGAATTATTAGGCGTAGCTTGTCTCTCTCCTATTTGAATTCTCATACCTTCTTGATTTGCTTCATTCATACCTGGCTGTTCTGCTTCATACATCGCATTCGCATCTCTAAATCCCATACTTCTTGCTGTCGCATCTTCATCTCTCTCCATTTCCCTGGTAGTTTCCCCATATCGTTGTTCATAATAAGAAAAAGTTTCTGGTGCTCTTTCTTCATCATCATAACTATTCTCTACTACTCGCATTCTATTTCGCCGTTCTTGAGATAATCCTTGTAATTCTGCTCCTAATTGTGGCTGAACCCATTCGCCTGCTGGGTCACTCAAACTTATTCTATTTCCGGCCGCAATCGCATTTGTAAATAATGTTGTTAATGTATCTTGTAATCTTGCTTGTTGTAAATAAAAAGCATTTTCCTCTTGTTGATTGTCTGTAGGTGCTCCTTGTTCTGTATTTTCAAGAAATTGCGTCATAACCCTTGCTATTTGCTGAAATGAATTACTACCATCACTATTGAAAGTCAAATATCCAAATTGGTTTAAATCTGTATCAGCTACAATCGTTTCTCCATATTCTCCTACCTGCTCTCCTGTTAATGGATTTATAGTTATTTGACTAACTGCTTGTGCTAATTCATCTGTCTTTGTTTCAGCATCCGCTCCATCTTCCATAAGTGCTGTAATAGCTCTTAATCCTCCTAACGATTGTAGTTGTCTTGTTAAATATGTTGTTACATTTTGAGATAAATTCGTATTTGAAGTAGCAGAATCATCTAAAAATTCTCTACCTTCACCACTTCCCGCTCCTCTCATAGATGGATTAGCTATTCCTATTTGATTACTTTGTGAATCTATTATCAATTCTAAAGGATAAGCACCTAATAATTGTTGTATTGTAAATGCTACAGCACTTTCTACTTCGGCCTCTGTTGGGGTAATATTTGGATTTGCGTTTATTTGTTGGAAAGTGACTTCTAATGCTTGTAATGCGTCAGCTCCACCTTGTATATCCATATTTGCTCCTGCGTTTTCTTGAACCATCTGTAATAATCCCGATTGAAATAATGGAACATTTGGAGGAGCACTTTTGCCTCCTCCTCCCTCTCCCGTTCCTATAGCACCACTTCCTTTACTTCCTTGTTTATCAGTATTACTTACGATTTGATTTAATAATTTCTCTGTTTCTGTTTCTGCTGGTTTGGCGATTGGTAATGGATTACCTAATGCGTCAGTTGTAGGTGGAAGTATTACAATATCTCTCTGGATTTTATATATTATTGTTGAATTATTTGAACATTTTTGTAATCTACCTGTAATTGGGTCTCTAAATGCGGTGTTTATTAATGATAATGTTCTATCTTGATTTGCTGTATGAGTATATGATGAACCATAACCATATATAAAACTACTTGCTTGGTAATTTTTCATTAAATAAAATAATACATTCTTTTGAGTGCTTCCGCTCCTATAATTTGTGCTACATATATCACTCTCTATTAATAAAAATGGTGATGTTGATAATATTGGAGGTGCTGATGCTGTTAAAGTTTGATTTACTAATTGTAATGAAATACTCTCATCATTTAACATACCATTACTATACATAGGAATACCATTCACACTATTACCTGATGGGTCTGCTGTAAAAAATGTATTCAAAGCCGGGTCAATACTATTATCTACCGCATTACATAATATTAATGGTTTTGTTCCTCTTGATATTTTATCTGGTCTTGTGCTATTATATGTTGATGGATTAAATCTATTTTGTTGCTTACCATATGCCGGTAATAATTCTCTATGTGATTGAAAACCCAATCGTTCAAATAAACTTCCACCCCAATTATTCTCATCTGCTTCCACACAACCAGCTATGATTTTCTGCCTATTTAATTCTGTTTGACCCCAATATGCTATTTCATTCAATCCATCAAGACCTTTACCATCTTCCGCGTTATTCCAATAACTACTTAAATTTATATTATTCGGTGGTTCATAATTCTCTTCACATAACCATATTTTATATATACCTACTCCTGAGATTTCTGCTCTTATTCCACTATTCTTTACTGGAGCTGTTTTTTTTGAATTAACAAAATCATCTTCCCTACTATTACGACTAAATACTGCGTCCTCTGTTGCTGTATTTAATATACCTGCTTTTGTTCCTGTTACTGCTGACGAATTAGAAGTATTCCCCGAAGCATCCTTCTTATAAGGAACACTCTTTTCATTTAAAATATTATCATCTTGTAATTGTTGAAATTCTACTCTACCTTTATCTTGTGCGTATTGAAATGTTGGCTGAGTTGCCCCACACCAAACATAATTTACTTTATTATATTCCAGACCGAGATTAGGTAGTATTACTCCATCTGTAGGAGAAATTGTTGGTTGGATAAATACTTCTAATACTGCTGTCCTGAATTGAACGAATTGTGGAACAGGAGCACCCGAATCATAATAAACATTAAAATATGCTCCATAATCTCCTAATCCATTACTCGTCAGTCCTCTTGCTTGAAAACATCCAAAACCACTATTTTTATTTGGATTAGCAGGGTCAAAATTACCAATTCCTCCTCCAGATGTTAATACCCAAGTATTCGTCGCTGTTGGTGGATTAGGAGTTGGTGAAGTATTATCTCCGTTAAAAGCTGAATTAAAAAATAATCCTGTAAAATTCGTTCCAGCCGGATTAAATGGGTCATAAAATTCCGGAGAATCTGTTGATATTTTTGTAAAATTCGCGGCCGTTCCTGGATTTAAAGAATCATCAGCAGAAAATAACGATGATTGTTCCCAAGTTACTTGTGCTGTTTCACCTGGATATTGTAAGCAATCATCAAATACTAATCTACATCTAAATCTGCCGGAAGTATTTAAATATGGAGCGACCGCATAATCAAAAGCAAAATCCCAGATTGTAGCATCCAAACCAGCGACAATTCCTAATGTTTGCGTATATGCTAAGGTTGCCGCAAAAGGAGTAGTTGAAGATGGTGCTTGATAATACTGATTCCCATAATACACACTATTAGTTTTTTGTTCTCCTATTATTTTATATGAACCCGCTGTTGATTTTGTTTTTGTTAATGCCTGACCTCTTTTTACTTGGTCATTATTCATAGGACATATCGCGTGATTATCATAAAAACTATTAGATATTCCTATTGATTGACCCCATACCATACTACCAAAATTAATTGTTGATATTTTATCCGCTACAGCTTTATAATCCGTTCCTACCATAATAGCACATAAAGTTATTGTTGTTCCATCACCTCGTTTATATTCATAAGGATAAAAACCGATGTCTAATGATTTCATAAATGTAGTATCTACTCTTTCTACTGGGTCTGGAGGAAAATTAGCCAAACGAAATCCTATCTCATTATTATCAAGAGGAAGCGTTGATTGACTTGCTATATCACCCCCTTTATAATTTAAAGCCGTTTTATAGTAATCAGGATTAAATCTACTTTTCATTTTTAGACGACCCAATTCTTTTAATATTCTATATTTCTCTTCATTATCTACGCAACTTGTAGCTGATACACCCGCAAATATTTCGTGTGATGTTGTTGGGCATATTAAAGTTCTATTCGCTCCATATATAGCTGGGCGATAATCTGTGCTGTTAAAAGGTAATCCCAAATCTGTTCCATAAATCGGGTCAGTAGCAAGTGAAGCTTCCGTTGATGGTTTATTTATCCAATCATAATAAAATGGTCTATTGTTTTGAAAACGAGCAAATGGGACTGCTGGTGGCGGAGATGGAGGTGCTATTACTGGATATTCTGGTGATGTTCCAGGTGGGGCGTGAGCTGGAGCTCCCAACTGCGTTCGCAATTGTGATGTGCTTCTATCATCAGTCATACCTACATCTCCATCAAATATCCAATTCGCTAAATCTGCTCTCTGTTGTTTATAAGTTACTGGTGCTCTTGTAGCAGGATTATAATATGTTTCATAATTTCTCATAGCTTTCGCAAATTTAAGCCAAGTTCCCTCATCATCATCAGCAGTAGGCCAAGGAATATTTAAATATATTAATTGATTTTCATATAAAGTATTACATATTAAAGGTGAAGGTGTTGCGTTTGGGAAATTAACCAAATCTCCTGTATAATTATTTAAACCTTGTGGAAAATCAAAATTTAATACATTATATTCTAATTTATTATTTAATATTACACATTTACCTACATCTCGGTTTAATGGATGTGTTCCTCCATTCCATACTATCCTATTACAATTCCAAGTTGGTAAATTTGCCCATCTATCCCCTAATTGATATTTATATAAATCTGCTGTGGCCATATTACCATATATAGGATTTGCCCATCCTTGAAAATTTACTTCATTTAATAACTCTTTTGTTACTCCACCTCCTTGTGGGACAGCCGTGCCCGAAGATGTTTCTATTTCTCGTAAATATGTTGTTTCTTTAATATTATCTAATTGTGCTTGCGTTGCGTTATTTCCAAATAATCCCCGAGCAGGTGTGCCTCCATATTGTTTCCCGTAATTTTGAGCCAAATAATTACGCCCTGATGTAAAATTTGCTGGATTTACTTTAACGCAACCACCATTTTTTATTGGTATAATATCAGTTATTATATTTCTATATTGTGCGTTATTAGTATCCGCCATTAATGATTTTTGCGTTGGTGCTCCATCTGTTACTTGTCTATCGTAAAATCCTACTCTATTATAATATGGAACTACATTACTCGCTGGTTTTCTTTGCTCTGGATTTTCTAAAGAATTTACTAACAATTTACTCGTCTGTTGCGTAGTAGTTCCTATACCTGTGATGGTTTCCCTTAGTCGGTCATTAATTACATTTGTTACTGAATTTACATCTTGTAATAATTCTTTTAAAGATATATATATAAATGCCGACATAGGTTCAGCATCAGGCATTTTTTCATCATTCATACCTCTTCTACCTTTCCCAAAATGGTCATTTCTCATAAAAATATATGGGTCATTATTGTTTTCTTGTTGAATATTAGCATTTCTATAACCAAACTGAGCTCCTGCTGGTAAATTACCATATTCGCCCGCATCTGCCGTAAAAAATGGTTTTCCAGGTGTAGGAGAGCCAGTAACTATATCAGGTTGAAACATAGTGTTTGGAAATAAAGCCAAACTACTATCTTGATTTGTTTGAGGTTTTCGTGTATTTCTACTATACATAAATAAGTTATTATTCCCTCTCATATATCCTTGACCCGTATATTTCCCAGACACTCGTGGTATATGTGATAATTCCAAATTATCATAATTTATTAATCCTTCTTGAGATGAACCTGATTTTATATCAAATTTCGGCATAATATATCCACCATCATTAAGCTTATAGATTCCACCTACATAAGAGGCACAATCACCGCAATCAAAATCAAATTTTGACGCCGCACCTTGATATATACCGAATTCCTGTGTTGAACCTTCAGTATTACTATCTGTAAAATCCAATTGAACCACTTTCATATTAAATGTTGGAGCACCTAATCCACCCACTCCAAATATTCTCTCTACTTGTCCTACCCAATCAAATAATTGTGGCGTCCCGTCTCCTGGAACAAAATTATTATTAATAAACATATGATTTCCCGGATAAAAATTATTTTGATAATTATCACCAGTTCTACCTCCTAAAATACCATTTTCATAATCAGTAAAAAGCATATTATTATTGAATGGAATAAATGGTGGTGTTGTTTGTGCTGGAACTGATATAACGGCCGCGTGAGGGATTAAACGCACAGCACTTATTCTAAATCCAGCACCTAAATCGGCTGTAGTTACTTGAGCATATGGTAGTTTAAATGCTTTAACTCCAGCCGCATTTTGTATTTCAAACTGATATATTTGATATGCTTTATCAAATGGAGTTTGTGGAGATGTTCCTGGAGTTTGTGAAGTAAAATAGGGAAGTGGCGGTATTTCATTACCGGGTTGATTCATATATGCGGGTTCGGGAGGCAATCCATCCCATATACCCCAATTCAAAAGGTCTGCTGAGTCAGGATATACATATCCTTCTCCCATATTTACTTCTCTATAATTACATACTTGATTAGTAACATTACCTTTTGGAACTCTTGGACTTAAATTTGTCGGCATTACTAAATTATCAAAATTAGCTAATGTTCCTCCATCTCCATTTATGCCGCCAAATGGATGAATTAAAGGCAGACCTACGCTGTAAGTATTATTATTATTCATATAAAAAAATACCTCTAATAAAACCTTAGTATCGCAATATTCTTTTGTTTGTCCATTAACTACAACATTTTGTCCGCTAAACTCTATAGTAGGAGCTGAAGTTCCACTACCCCTTATATTAGCACAGACCATTTCCACACTCAATCTATCCCCTCGCTTTAAAACGAAATCGGTCTCATTACTCCAACTTCCATTTGTATCATCATCATCTTCTATATTAATTGCCGAATTCTCTCTGGAACACTCAATCAAATAGGTTTCTGTTCCTTGAAAAGTAGTCATTTAGTATAATAATATATAAAAATATTACACTAAAACCTTAGACATTTAGACATTTAGACATTTAGACATTTGCCTAATTGACTAAAAACCTACATTTTTCTGGAGCACTTTGATGTGGATTACATATATTTCCCTTCATCTATTTTACTTTCTAAATTTTTAGACATTTAGACATTTAGACATATTTAATTTACTATTGATACAAGACCTCTATCATCATAATTAATAACAGACCTGTAAAGAAAGAATGTGTATGAACTCATAGGGCTTGACCCGTCCAGCGTGGAAATCACACGAGTGGAGAACGATTGCTGTTTAAAGTTTGCTGTATTACCCACACCTAACATATCACCAACTCGCATACCAATACCATAAACATTTTGAAAACCATTCTCCGTAGTATTAATATCTAAACTGGTTACACATTCGTGTTGAGTATCACCATTAGCAGTTGCGAGATTCTCACTATTTTGTCCCGCAAGTTGGTCACTTGCCGAAGATGTGCGAGGACGAATAGCCATAGAATAGTAATACTGACGCTGAGCATCATAAGAACTACCTGCGAACTCATCTGCTACTGCTGGGTCACTTACAATCACTTCGTTCTCATCAATTTGAAATTGAAGAGGAAACAACACACCCCCCCTCATAAATGAGAGTTTTTTTATTGGAGCTACTAAATCATATAAATCTGGTTGAGCTACTGGGTCACTACGATTCAGTAATGGGGTTGTTCTCATACTATCTTTACTATAATTAGCAATATGAGGTGTTGGTAAGAAATTAGTAAATGTAGATACTACAGCACTCAAAGCTGGATTAATTTGCGAGGTTTGGTCGTTGTTATTAATTACTGAATAAAAAGAACTAAACCCGCTAAATGGATAAGAACTAATATTTGGTAAAGCACCTCCCTTAGGCATAGCATATTCTCCCATCAAACTAACATTTGTAATCTCATAGTAACTATTTGGAGTTGTTAATGTGCCTCCATATAAGGCCTGAATTGAACTTTGAAGCGAAAATTTCAAATTTAAACCACCAACTCCATTATTCATAGACAAAGGAATATCTGCCCCTTGGAGGAAAATACCGGCCATTATAGGCATAGCGACACTCATCTTACGATTATTATATCTACCTTGAATTTGCTCGTTGGCCGATACACCAAATTCATTACTAAGGTAAGTAGTATATTCATTCCACCCGCTCCCAGCAGGCAATAAACTACCTAAAAGACGACCATAGTGTCTAATTGTTTCTAAATTTTGATTCATAGCATTATTTATCTCCAGTTGCGAAAACAGCGAGGCCACCGCTACTCGGGAATTAATACGAACCTCTCTCTCTCCTGTTCCATCTTGGTCGTTGTTATTTGGTAGATTACCTCCACTATCTTTTAAAACTACATCAAAACATAATTTAAGATTTTTGGAACGAACATAGTATTCCTGAGGTGCTATGGAAAATGAAATAATAGGATTTCCTTGACGATAAGAATAACTTGAATTGCCTGAGGTTTGATTATCTGGTGCGATTTCAAATTTGCGAACTGCTGATATATTGGACATCTTTAATATATCTAAATATTATTTTATTTTGATATATTTACTAATTTTTAGAAATCGGCATTTGTGCTTGAAAATACATACCATTCCAATTCTACATCATTTATATCTTCGTCATTCAAAGTTATTTCTCCACTAACATTACACCATAATTCATTTGATTTTACTTCTCGTATCTCTGCTTTATTCCAAGCTACTACAGCTGGACTTTCTATTGGTTGATAAGACATAATTTTATTCACTAAATCCATCGGTAATTTATTCCATTTTGAAATCATAATATACAATTATATTATTATTTCGTTATTTTATCTTTTGTTTTTTTTTAAAACCGCTATTTTTTTCCCCTTGAGATTGGAGAGATATTTTATTGGATATGGTATAGTATCCCATATAAATACTGCTAAATTCGTAATATCTAACATAGTATCATATTCTTTTTCCCATTCTTCAATCATTTTTAGAGAGAAATCTTCTGCCTGAATGTCTAAATGTCTAATTGCCTTTTTGATTTCATCAACTTCTTCTTGTTCTTGGTTCATTATACATCTCTCCTTAGAATATAATTAAAAAAGTTAGACAAATAGACATTTAGACAACATCTATATCTCTCCTTTTTTAAATCTTTTTTAGGTAAGCCAGCATAATAATCTCTCATTTGATTTCGTTGTTTGATACTCATCGGCATTTAATTATATATAGTATTTTTATTTTATATTCTTTATTGATAGTCACAACCATCTAATATCTCTTCAAGTCCTTTAATATTTTCTCTTAATTTTTTAATTGTTTGTTTATTACAACGAACATTTAACTTTAATTTCTTGACTTCTTTTTCATTTTTGGCTGTTGCTACTATGTATTCTTCCAAAACAGCATCTCTCACTTCCACATCTTTACATTTTTTAGTAAATTGTTCCATTAATCTCTCATAACATTTTATCTGTTCCGTCATCTCGTCATAAAGTTTGGTATATACCTGTTTTTGCTCCTTTTTATCAACCTTTAATTGTTGATTTTCTAAAACTAAGGACATAATAAAGGATTTAACCTTCTCAGGGCAATCTTCTAATAAATTAAATGCTGTTTCTTCGTATTGTAAAGACATTATATTGTTTTTGGTGTTATTATCTCTTATTTAATTACCATTTTTCTACTTCAATTTTTTTGAATAATTAGAATTCAACAGCAACCGAGTTGGGTGTGATGATACAAGTTCTAATATGATATACCCAAGTATCAACTAATTTATTAATAACATTCTCTCCAGCGGCAGAACCATATTCTACATTTAATCTAATCTCATTCTCATTAGCATTAAAACTATGTCCGTCTTTGGCCAACTGACGAGGAATACAAAAACAACGAGCATTTTCGCAAAGATTTCGTGCCGGAATGTCTAAACGACTAACTGCCTTCTCTGTTTCGTGAAGATGTATAGCATCCCAAGATAATCTTTGATTAGCAGTTTGTTCAGCAACTAATCTTGTTGAAACGCGTCTATTGGGAGTTAATCTATTAGCAATATTCCAAATATAGGACTGAAGCGAATCGCCAACAGGCATCAAAGTATCTTCATAAATTCTACTAACAGACCTCATAGGTTCGCTTAAAATAGAACAAGCTCGTCTTTCATTACAAGGGATTAGCAACTCACTACGAGGAATTCCTGCTTGAAGATTTTGCCTGTAAAGATTATACGATGGATAATCAATTCTAACTCCTCCTCCTGATGATACTTGTTTCATAAGACCATTCATAGTTGCTGATGATGCTTGAACGACAGAGCAAACAAATTCAACATTTTTCACTTCATAACCAGCTTTCAAACTATTAGCATCGGCAAAAATTAACGCATCAACAGCAATACCCGTTGTAGTAGTAGCCGCACCACCTACACAGGTATATGTTGGCCGACCCGCACCCGAAGAAGTCACAGCAGTAATAGTTCCCATAAACAAAGGAGCGTCTGGGGCAACTTGTTCTATGTATAAATCTTGTCCTACCATATATGCTATATTACTGAAATCCGCAAGTGCTAAAACTCCTGTTCCTATCGCTGTTCCGGCAATAGCATCTAAACCAGCAGTCATAACTTCTACACCTGCTATGGCTGGATTCACACCTGCGGCCGCGATTGCCGCACCTTGCCGGACAAAGGTTTGTGGAATAAGAGAACCAGCAACAGGAAGACCTCTAATTTGACGAATACCGGTATAAGAAGCACTTGTGCTACTATATCCCACTTGCGTTAGGGCTCTTAAAGCAGTAGTATTTTTTGCTAATTGAATACGAATTCTTAGCCCATTTAAAGCGATTACTGGAAGGAGCTTCTGGCCTTGTCCCAGGAGTCCCGACATATATAATGGAACAACGCACTCTACTTCCTTGTAGGTAGTTCCTCCTCCTGCTGTAGTTAGTGGATTAAAAGTAAAATACTGAGATTTAAGTGAGCGTCCAACAACAGGAGACATTCCTTCCATTAAAGTTCTCATATTCTCTAAACCTTGTGTCTTGGTGTAATGGTAATACATACTTGTCCAGGTATTCACATCCTCAAGTTGCTCCAAAAGTTGGCTATTAGCTCCGTCAAATATAGATATGGTTTGAAGGATACTGCTTCCAGCTCCCATAGGGTCTGGCTGAGCTATACAATTTGTATCCCCGGGGTCACTTTTTACTTTTAAAAGAAATTTAAGATATGAACCTTGACTGGCGTTTAAAAGTGGGACTTCTTCAGGACTAACAAATATTTCTATAATATCCTGCTCAGTATAAACTGAGTTTCTATCAGTTAAGATTGACTTACTTAAAGTTGGAACAGACATTTTATACTATACCAATATAAAAAATATTTACTATAATTTTTAAATAAATATTTTGTTAGACAATTAGACATTTAGGCAAGCACCGGGGCGGCGACCCTTCCTCCTAAATCTAATGTAGGTTGTGATACTTGAGGCATAGCTTTTTTTCTAAGTGCTTCTTCACTTCCCATTTCGCTAAAACTCTCAACTGCTCCATATGCCCCAGCCGCAACACTACCTACTTCGGTTACTGCTCCAATACCTTCCAATAAAGCTCCTAATGGGGCAAAAATACCAGATGCTAATAAACCAGCTCCAATACCTTCTTCTATTCCACCTGTTATTTCTCCACCTGTAGCCGCCGCCGCCGCGTCCCCGAGTCCCGAAAGACCTTCTGTCGCTTCTCCTTCTGTGCTGACGGCTTGTTTGGCGGCTGAGCTTAAATCATCATCATATTCTCCAGCTCCAGGTGCTTTTGATGTGGGTCTCGCTGGTTTATAATCTGGATTTTCAGTTCTATTTACTTCATTATATCCTTCACTATCTTGACTAATCATAGTAGGCCTTGTATTCATATCCTCCATAGCCGATGTTTCCGTAGGTTCTTTTGTTTCTCCCGTATCCCTGAATGAATTAGGGTTTCTATCTTTCATATCTGCTCCTTGAGTTGTATTAGGTTGTCTGGACATATTACCAATACCCATTCTATCATTCTCAGCTCCAGCATCTAAACTTCTTGATGTTGAAAATCGGGGTTCTTCGTGTGAAAATAAACTTGGCTCTCCCGTTCCAAGTGGTTCGCTTTCTTTTGGTAATCCAAATTCATCTGTATCCTCTTCAAACATCGGTTTTGATTCAGCTGGTCTTGCTGTTGTAGGTTCTCCTGTTACTTTATCATCTCCCATACCCGGAGCATCGCGTCCATACGGGTCTGGGTCATCTCCCAAATCATCACCACTTACTCTTGGTCTTCTCATTTCTTTTCCATCTGTTCCTGTTTGACTTTTCATACCCTCTTCTTTTAATCTTTGAGTAGGATTAAATGATTGTATTTTTGTTTCTCCACCAGTTCTTAAATTATCAAATCTTTCGCTCATATCATCTATGTTCATACCACCCTTCGCTTTTGATATTACTTGTTCTCTAATATTACCGGCCGCACCCTTAGCTTGTGATATTACATTTTTACCTCTACTTAGTGCTGTATTAACTGCTCCTTTTGCGTCTGCTACTGCTCCTTTTGCTTTTGAAATACCTTCTTCTAACTTACCTCTTGCTCCCTTCACATAATTAACTAAATCCTTTGCTCGTCCTCCAACTGCCTTTAATCCTTCAACGGCTACTGGTATTTCTAAACCTAACTTAGCCATCTCACCATACTTTTCTACTTCACTTTGAATACCAGCTAAAGCGTTGTTTCTCTGTGTTACATTTGTAGCTCTTAAGGCATCTAAATTGTTTGAGTAACTTGCTACATTATCTTTGATTGCGTCTTCAAAACCCGTTATACTCATTTATATTAATATGATATAAAAAAATATTTAATAAATTTGCGTTGTAAAATTTAAATATGCTTCTGGCGGGGTGCTGTCTAATCTAAAGTATATCCAACTATACATTTCACCTTGGGCGTGAGCCATTATTTCTTCAAATTTACCTCCAAAACTATCGTCCAAGTCATATTTTAAAGCATCTAATTCTTTACGATTTTTAATCATTCCACTCACTAAAAACCCTGTAGCATTTGCTCTAATAATAGGCACTAAATCTAAATATTTTTGTGTGGAGTATAAGTATAAGCAGGCATCTGGTTTCTGGACATAATGTCTAAAACGAGAACATAATCTTAAAACAGCACCACCATTCCTGCCGTGCCGATTAAATTCTCCATAACAATCATCAACAATTAAAGCATATGAAGTGTCTTCTCCTGCTTCTTTTTTCTTTCTTTGATTTTCTATCAAATCGGTAATGATTTTATCGTCATATCTATCATAACAAGTATCTTTCCACTTTTTAGCGGTAAATCTTGAAGTTGAGTCATTCCAGATAGTTGGTGAAATCACAGAAACCGAGGAGAAGAAATCTTCATCTTTTTTCCCTCCACCATAAAAATTGGGGTTATGTAAAAAATTATTCCATAGCGTTCCCTTACCCATTCTTACTCCACCTACTAATGCTATTAATTGTCCCTTATATACATCAGGAATATTGGGGTGTAGTTCCCTTTGTTGAGCATTTACTTCTTGGTCTTCTGGAACAACCGGTAATATTGTTAAATCATTTGTAGCCATTTATATATTGTGGTTATTATTATTTTATTAATTTCTCTCCAATATATAAATGAATGACTACGAAAACCAAGTATTAACTGATTTCAAAGTATTTTGTCCCAAAGAAGTAGTTGCGAAATATAATCATAAACATCAAAACCAAGCCAAGAATGCTTGGACAAGATTTTACTATTACAAAGATAAAAAACGCCACGCTGTTGGTAAGGAAAATTTAGATTACGATTATGAAGTATCAAGCACTCTTGCTTATAATAAAAATGTATTTTATAAAATGACTACGATGAGTAATCAAGATACTTTTTTTGATTATTATTTTAAATTAAAAAATGACTTGCCTAAAATTGTTGTGAAAAAAAGTAATAGAAAAGGAAAAAGTGATAGGACTAAAAATGTTAAAGAAAAAATTAAAAAAATTACTGAGTATGAGCTCAGCGATGATGGTAAATTTATTTGTAGATTTAGTTAGACATTTAGTCATTTAGACATAGACGCTCATATTTCGTCATTCTTTCTGGTCTTTTTAAACCACTTAATAATTTTTTAAAATGATTAAGTTGTTGCGTTTTTATAATATATTTCCCTACTCTTATGGTTTGGGTTTTTTTCTTTTTTTCTTGTGGTTTGGTCATCTTAAATAAATATGGTGTATTAGTCCTATATTATTTTAATTAATTGTTTTCAATTTTATATACCATAGTTCCATCTGCCTCCACCTGTCTTGTGAGTAGCAAATGTGCTTGCGTTTCCAGTCCATTTTGCTACTCTGGGTATTGGCCGTGGCTTACTTGTAGGTGGAGTTGGTCTCATTCTACTTGGGATTGCTTTATTAGGGTGTGGTTCTTTTGTATTACTATGTTTTTTCTTTCGTTTTTCAGCATACAAGTCCATATAATTACTGAATGTATCATAATCTAACTTTGTATTTGACTTTGGTGCTTCCATTTTTGGTGTATTGTCTAAATGACTAACTGCCTTCTTTTTTCTGGCTTCTTTATTTCTCTTGCGAGTTTCAATACTCTTAGCTCTTCCTTTTGCTAATCCCTCAAGTTGGCTTTTAGTCAATATTTTCTTTTTTCTTTTCTTTTTATCTTTACCTCTTTGTCCTCTTAATTTATCTTCAGGTATATCTAAATCGGTATTGTTTTCTAATTTATCAGGTGTTTCTTCTATTGTTTCCAATTTAATATTCTGCTTTTGATATTTTTTGAATACATCTTTGGGTCTTACCTCTTCTTTTTGCGGTAATATTTCTTCGTCTTCGTCCATTTGTCTATTCGTCTCTTCTATTTCAGCCATAGGTTTTATACTTAAATCCGTAATATCCGCCAAAGGGTCTTTTACTTGAGGTAATCTATTCTGCGACATATATTTTATGGTTAGATTATATTTGTATAAAAAATACATATATAATTTAGACATTTAGACATTTAGACATACGAATCATATACTCCATTCATACCTCCTTGTCTGTAATCTTCATCTCGTCCTCTTTTTTTAATTTTGATTACTATCGTTGATGTAGTGTCTAAGCAGTCGGGTTTATTTCCAAGAGCATCTGTGATACGGCATCTAATAGAACTTAATGAAAATGGTGTTGGGTTGTTCAGGCAAATCCAATTTTCCATAGGACAAGCAAAGAATTCCCCTCTATCACTTGAACCAGCAATTCCGCTCTCTGCGTCCTTAAATGGTCTATTACCTGCGGGTATAACACCCACTATTGTTCCTGAATTACCCCCACTATTCATATTTAATGTCCCAGCCGCTCCATCTCCAGAAGAATTACCATAATATCCTGTAATAGGCAAATCTGGTAATGTTACTACTAAAGCTAATGCTTGTGGGCGAGTCAAACCTAAATCTATAAGAGCAGGAAACCCTGCTCCGGCAGGCAACATAGCTGATGCCGCAACAACACCATAGTGAGTATTATATCCCAATACTGATGCTAATGTAGATTTTCGTAATATCTGCCTACATTCTTTATCCCAAGACCCACCTAATAAGGCACTTTCACCCTGTTGTGATGGGCTTAAATCAGCTAATAAAAAGGTAAATGGACTAAAAGTAAGCAAATCAGCATTTCTCATCGGGCTGTGAAATGCTGTATTATGATGAATAGCATTACAATACATACCATCTGCTCCTGTTGTATTACAACCCATACGAAGAGGTAGATGTCTATATAAATCAAAATTACCTATAGTAGCATCCCAAGACGCTACATCCTGCGGGTCACTAATCTTTATTTTACCGGTAGTTCCTCCTCCGTTGGCCGCCGCTGGAGCAGTTGTCCAAGTATTACCCGCAACTGCCGTCACACCAAAATACGCCTCCATTACATATACAGGATTAGCTCCTGTAACATCAATAACAGGACGAATACCTACATTTACTAATCCTGCTCCTGCTGGAACTATTGCTTGAGCCCACAACAATACTGGATTATCTACGGATGAAAATGCTGTATTTGTCCCTCTTTGCCGTTTAGAACCTGGTTTGCGAGCATAAAAATTAATTGAACCTACCCCAGTTGCTACATTTGTTCTGGATAGTTCCCACCATATAGTATATGCTGTTCCTCCAGTCATTTTATTATCACTACTATTAACATTATTAACATTTTTCTTTGTGAATGTGGTATTATCAAATAAACCACCTCTCAAATTTTTAACATCGTCCGCAATTTGCCCTTCAATTTGAAATCTCCAATTATACCCTCCATAATCTATACCTGTATTAGTAGCTGAAGGAGTAAATGTGCCTATAGCTCCTCCATTATGCGTATTCCACAAGGGTGTTATATCAGCAAAATTATTATTTTCACCTACATTACGGCATTTTGTCCAATCAGCAAATCCAGCTCCCAAACCGGCTGTAGTTATTGTGCCTTCTAATGAAGTAACATTATTAACACTTGTTATACCTGAACTACCTAATACATTAGTCCAATTACCTTCACTTCCATCACTTCCAGTTGCTCGGTCTATAATTTGTGGTGTATTCCAAAATGTAAAGGCATTAGCAGTCAATCCAGATGTCCAACCACTCGCTATATTTGAAATAGGCACTCTCTCTGGTGAATTAAACATTTCATTCACAATACCTCCTACTCCTGTTGCTACTACCTTAATAGGAAAATTCTTTCCTTTTGTTTCTATATCAACCATAAATGGACTATGAGGAGTATATTGTGTTCCGTCTCTTAAACTAAGAGCATCTAAAATCCCGTGACCCAGTTGAATGCCTATTGAATTACTACCAGCCGCAATTTGAGCTTCAGCATCTACCATCATTTTACGATTAATATTTGAACTGACTAAACATACTTCAGCGTCTTTTGGAAACTTTATCTGTTCCGTCATAAAATTACTAAAATCTTCAGGGTCGCTTCCTTTGCTGTTAAGAACTATTAAACTCATTTATATTATCTAAATATAATAAAAATCTTTCCTTTATTTATAATGCCTCATTTTTTTAAAGATTTTAAAAAAGCCAATCTTAAATGTAAAAAACCTCGTAAGCCCAGAAACCTATTAGATGTGACTAAAATGAAACCAGAAAAAATGCCTACTGCTGAGGATATTTTCGGTAAAGACCTGAAAGAACAAACTGACGCTAAATCAAAAAAGAAAAAATCTAAAGCTACTTCATAATGTCTAATATTACTAATGGTTCTGTTCCTGTTGCTTATGAGTATTCAACTTATATTTTAGGAACGATGTTTGTGGCCAGCGAAGTTCTGCCTCTTTTGAAAGGTAAATCAAATGGCTTGTTCCACGCTCTCCTTTGCCTAATTAAAGGGTCAAAATGCTTGCTTGATAATGTAGAGGATGTTCTGGAGAGCAAAATAGAGGCATCTAAAAAGACAGCCGACATCCCCTAATATTATTTCATAATTATTCTTTATTTAATTATGAAATGTGTGCGTAATGTGTGTTAATTTGTATAAAAAATCAATATATTTTCTGCTACTTATTATTGGACGATGTCTAAATGACTAAATGCCTACTTTTTTCTGGAGCACTTTGAGATTATTATTGGATTTATTATTTTTACTTGATTCACTTTGAAAACTTTTAGACATTTAGACATTTAGACATTTAGACATATATATTAGATAT